AATCGCAAACCAGACCCAACATCCCCCCAATAAACCCCCAAAAGAGACCAAATCGCCATTTTTTGCCAAAAACCGGGTGTAAAATAATCACGTGTTCATAAGGAATATTTTCACTTGTCAACTTCAACGCGCGAAGGGGGAGGCATGAAATAGCATGGCAGGCATTACTTTGGCACAGGCGCAGGCGAAACTGACCGCGTACATGGCGGCTGAAGATGCGGTATTGACCGGGCAGTCCTATTCCATCTCCGGCCGGCAGCTGACCCGGGCCGATCTGTCCGAGATCCGCAAAGGCATCGCCGCCTGGGAGCAGCGGGTGATCCGGCTGACCAACCAGGGCGGCATCCGGGTGCGCGGGGCGGTGCCGCTGTGAATCTGCGGGAAGTCAAAACCGAGCTCAAAAAAGCGGTGACCCTGAACCGGCTGGACCGGATCATCAATTATGTATCTCCCCGGGCCGCGTTCCATCGCATGAAATCCAGGGCCGCCATGACCCTGCTGTCCTCCTACACCGGCGCGTCCAAGTCCCGCCGATCCATGTCCGCCTGGCAGACCCTGGGATCGGATGCGGACACCGACATCCTCAATGACCTGCCCACCCTGCGGGAGCGGTCCAGGGATTTGTGCCGCAACAATCCTCTGGCCGGCGGGGCCATCAAAACCAAAATCACCAATGTCATCGGCACGGGCCTGCGGTTCCAGTCCCAGATCAAGCGGGACGTGCTGGGCCTGGACGAAGACACCGCATCCAAACTGGAACGGCTGATCGAGCGCGAATGGCGGCTGTTCTGGGATACCACGGATGTGGACCTGGCCCGGACCTTGACCGGTCATGCGATCACCCGGATGGTGTACGGCCAGGAAAAGGAAAACGGGGACGTGTTCGTGCTGCTGCCCCGGCGGACCCGCAAGGGCGTGCCGTATGATCTGCGGCTCCAGGTGGTGGAGGCGGACCGGGTGTGCAACAAGGACAACACCCCGGATACCGACACCCTGGCCGGCGGCATCGAGCGGGATGCGGACGGGGCCCCCAAAGCCTACCATATTTTAAAGCATCACCCCGGGGCCATGGCCGGGGGCACGGCCATGGAATGGCAGGTCCGGGAGGCGTTCAATGCAAAGACCGGGCTGCGCAACGTGCTGCACATCTACAACCCCTCCCGGCCGGGCCAGTCCCGGGGCGTGCCGGACCTGGCCGCGGTCATCGAGCCGCTCAAGCAGTTGTCCCGGTACACCGAGGCCGAGGTCATGGCCGCGGTGGTGTCCGGGCTGTTCACCGTGTTCGTGGAATCGGATTTCGGGGCCGGCGGCGGACCGCTGGGCCAGACGTTTCAGTACACGGACGATGCCGGCAACCGCAGCGCGGACGCAGACAATGACAACCGCCTGGGCAACGGGCTGATCGTGGACCTGGCCCCCGGGGAAAAAGTGTCCACGGCCAATCCCGGCCGGCCCAACCAGGCGTTCGACACCTTTGTCCAGGCGATTCTCCGGCAGATCGGCGTGAGCCTGGAACTGCCGTTCGAGATCCTGATCAAGCATTTTACCCGATCCTATTCCGCGGCCCGGGCCGCATTGCTGGAGCTGTGGAAATACGTCTTGAGCGAGCGGCAGCTGATCACGGACAATTTTTTGCGGCCCGTGGCCGAGGTCTGGATGTACGAGGCCGTGGCCAAAGGCCGGATCCCGGCGCCGGGGTTTTTCGACGATCCCGCCATCCGGCGGGCGTACCTGGCCGGGTCCTGGGTCGGACCCACCAAGGGCCAGATCGATGAACTCAAGGAAGTCAAGGCGGCAAGAGAACGGATCGACGGGAGACTGTCCACTTTGGCCAGAGAAACCGCCGAGCTGACCGGGGCGGACTGGGACGACAACCATGTGCAGCAGGTCAAGGAGCAAAACGCCCAGATCCGGGACGGCCTGCGCACGGATCCGACGGCGGACGATTTCGATGACGTGCTGCCGGACGGCGATGACGCATAAGGAGAAACCATGGGAACCATTATTGATTTACACCAGGCACAGGCCAACCAGGTCACCCTGTCGGCCCCGGTGCTGCTCAGGGACGCGCCCGAAGGCAAGGTCAAGACCGAGTTCGACATCACCGCGTACACCGGCGCCGTGGTGGACCGGTGGTGGGGCAAGCTGGCCATCGAGGTGGACGGGATCACGGCCAAGGCCCGGATGCCGATCTTCAGAGAGCACACCCGCGAGCTGATCGTGGGGCACTCCCTGTCCCACCGAAAAGAAAACGGCGCGTTCATGGTGGCCGGGCGGTTCACCGGGGCCACGGACGCGGCCAAGGAAGTGCAGGCCCTGGCCAATGACGGGTTTCCCTGGCAGGCATCCATCGGGGTGCGGCCGTTGAAAATTTTGTCAATCGAGCAGGGGGCATCGGCCCGGGTCAACGGCCAGGACCTGGACGGCCCGGCGGAAATCTGGATGGAATCCGAAGTGTTTGAAACCTCGTTTGTCGCCCTGGGCGCGGACGACAACACACAAGTGGCCTGTTTTTCTCAGGTCAATGACACGCCGGCCCCGGCCGGTCATAACCAAGGAAAGGAGTACGACATGGAGATCACACTGTCTTTGCTGGAAAGCAAGGCCCCTGACCTGCTGGCACAGATCCGCAAGGATGCGGCCGACGCAGCGTACAAACAGGGGGAGGAAGCCGGCCGGGCCGCAGGCGCAGCAGACGAGCTGGCAAGAATTCAGGGCGTCGCTGACCAGGCCATGGCCGGTCATGAGGACCTGATGGCCACGCTGATGTTCGACGGCAAAACCACCGGCCCGGAAGCGGCCGTGCAGATCCTGGCGGCGGAAAAACAGGCCAAGCAGACCGCGCTGGACAACCTGGCCGCCGGCGGTATCGCCCCGGTGAACCAGCCCGCACCGCCGGCCAACCCGCCGGCACCGGCCCCGGCCGACCCGGCCACCCAGGAGGAGTTTGAAAAAAACCAGGACCTGGTGGCGGAGTTCGGTGATTTTGACACCTATGCCGCGTTCAAGCAGGCAGAAAAAAAAGGTCTGGTGCGAATCCTGACCGGCAAGAAAGGAGCGTAAGACATGACAACCTTATCAGCAGACAAAGCGCGCACCTGGGAAATCGGGGAACGCAACGAGTTTCCGGTCATCGCATCGGACATCATCTATGAAGGCGCGGCCGTCGGCCTGGTGGCCGCATCCGGCCACGCCCAGCCCCTGACATCCTCTGATGCGTTTGTCGGGTTTGCCGAAAAGCAGGCGGACAATTCCAGCGGATCGGCTGCCGACATCAACGTGCGGGTGGTCAAGAAAGGGGCGGTGGTCCTGCCCGTCACTGGCGCGGTGATCACGGACGTGAACCTGCCGGTGTACGCATCCGACGATGACACGTTCTCGTTCATCAAGACCTCCGGCGTGTTCATCGGGTTTTCCCGGCGGTTCGTTTCTTCCGGGTACATGGTTGTGGAGTTCAACGCCGGTGTGCTCAAGGATCCCCATGAGGGACTTGTGGCGGAAACCGTTTCCGCCGACAAGACGCTCGACAATCTGGACACGGGCAAGGTTTTTTTTCTGGATACCGATGATAAAACCATCACCCTGCCGGCCGTGGCCGCGATGAAATTCCGGTTTGTCAACGCCGGGGCATACGGCACCGTGGGCTTTGATGTGTCGCCCAACGCCAGTGATCTGATGATTTCCAAGGATTCGGCCGGCACAGACAACCATGGCCTGGTCAACACCAAGGCCACCGCCTGCCGGGGCGATTATATCGATGTCGAATACGGTGATGCAACGGGCTGGATCGTTCCTGCCATGCGCGGCACCTGGGCGGATCAAGACAACACCTAATCACCTGTAAAGGGAAAGGAACAGAACAATGGGAGCAGATAAAATTACAGAACGGCAGGTGATCGGGAACTTTTACAAGGCCCTGACGGTTGCCACCGGCGCACCGTGGCTCGATGCGGTGTCCAATTATTTCACGTCCGACCAGGCCCTGGAAGAATACGCCTGGCTGGGCATGTCGCCTGCCATGCGGGAATGGGTCGGCGGCCGAAACGCCAAAGGATTCAGGGAAGAGTCTTTCCAGATCCGCAACAAGCATTACGAAGCCACCCTGGAGGTGCTGGTCAAAGACATGCGCCGGGACAAGACCGGCCAGCTGATGACCCGGATCAACGAGATGGCCCGGCGGGCCAACAGCCACTGGGCGTCGTTGATTTCCGATCTGATCGAGGCGGGACCGTCAACGACCTGTTACGACGGCCAGTATTTCTTTGACACCGACCACAGCGAAGGGGATTCCGGGACCCAGTCCAATGACATTTCCGTGGACCTTTCCGCACATCCTGTGGAGACGGCCGGGTCCGTGACCCTGCCGTCGGTCGCTGAAATGCAGTATGCCATTGCCAAGGCCATCGAGGCGATCGTGGGGTTCGTTGATGACCAGGGCGAGCCCATGAACGAAGATGCCAGCGCGTTTCTGGTCATGGCCCCGGCGTCCTACATGAACGTGATCATGCAGGCGGTCGCCACCCCGGTACAGGTTACGGAAACCCAGACCGCCCTCCAGGCATTGAAATCAAATTTCCGGATCGATGTGGCGGTCAATCCGAGGTTGACCACTCTGGCGGCGGCATATCAGTTCCCGGTGTTCCGGACCGACTCTTTTCTGAAATCTTTCATCCGGCAGGAAGAGATGGGGGTACAGCTCAAGGTCAAGGGGTCCGGGTCTGAGTTTGAATTTGACAACGACGCCCACCAGTACGGCATCGACACCTGGCGGAACGTGGGGTACGGCATGTGGCAGAACTCCTGCCTCGTGACCCTGGCGTAAGGGGGGTGACGGATGCGTGAATACCAAACCACCGGCACCATCCGGGTCAACGGCGGGTATATCGGTCTGGACCAGCGCCAGGCCGGTGCCCGCCGGAACCGGGTCCGCCGGGTCGCGGACGGGGTGTATGAAGTGCTGACCCCCATCGAGCTCAAGGCCGGGGAAAAAATCCGGCTGGCCGATCCGGACAAGGTGACGTTGATGCACCTGGATTGCCTGGACAAACCCGTCCCTGAACCGAAACCAGCGCCGGCGCAGGCCATCGAACCCGCCCCGGCGCCGGCGGCCAAAAAACCGGCGGCCAGAAAATCAACAACCAAAAAGGCCGGTAAATGACCACCTTCCAGCAACAGCTCGACGCCGACCTGGCCGCCGTGTTCTACAACACGGCCGAGTTTGCCGACGCGTCCGTGTACACGCCGGTGGCCGGGGATGTGGTGGATCCGTGCCCGGTGATGGTGGAGCATGACGCGCTCATCCAGGCGGACGGGTATGATGCCAGAATCGCCACGCTCGGGACCACGGTCACGGCGCAGGTGTCGGATGTGGGCACCCTGAACCGGGGGGACACGTTCTTGGTGGGGGACACCACCTACACGGTGCAGCGCATCGAGCGGTATTCCCAGGACGGCCGGGAAGTCACGGCGGTGGTCAAATGAGCGATATCCGGTCTCACAACACCGGCATGACCGCCACGGTCAACCAGGCGGATGTGGCCGAGGTCAAACGGCTGCTGGGAGAATTTTCAGACAAGTACAAGGCCGTGCTGACCACCAGCATCAACAAGACCCTGACCACGGCCCGGACCCAGGCCA